TCATAGAGATTTAACCATCTACTTTAATTTTTCCTTGAGAATAGGAAAACCAAAGTAGTTTAGGAGAACCGCTATGTTAGCACTAGCTCTTGTATTTTCAGTTTTATTTGTTATTTTTGCTTTAATACTTGGTGGTTTAGTTGGATGGACAGTCAAACAACATCTTGAACAAAGAGAACCATACACATATCATCCTGAAATGTTTGATGAAAATGGACAAGTTTTGCCAGATGAAATCATAGCATTTAGATTTGAAAATACAGATTCTATAGAAGAAGAGGATGAAACAGAAGATTAATTGGAGTTAATTATGAAATTACCACCAGACCAATTGGTGTCAGAAATTATTCAAAGAGTCTCTAATGCAAAAACTAGAGATGAAAAAATACAAATTTTAAGGCATTATGATAGTCCTGCATTGAGGTCTGTTCTTATTTGGAACTTTGATGATGCAGTTCAATCAGCAATTCCAGAAGGAGAAGTTCCTTACACGCCAAATGATGCTCCCATAGGAACAGAGCATAGTAAACTGATCCATGAGTGGAGAAAGTTTAATTATTTTGTAAAAGGAATCAATGAGATTGCTCAGACAAAAAGAGAAACCATGTTTATTCAAATGTTGGAATCTCTTCATGAATCTGAAGCAGAATTAATGTGTTTTGTTAAAGACAAGCAATTACATAAAAGATTTAAGATTACTAAAGTTGTAATTCAAGATGCATATCCGGACATCAAATGGAACTGAACTATGGGAGGGAAAGTTAATATCATACATAAAGATTGTGACCAATCTTTAGCAAAAGAAAAATCCCTTCCATTAGATTCATATCTTGTTTCATATTCTGATGATGGAATAACTAAATATGATGTTGTTCAAGGAACTCAAGTTAGTATATTTGATCACTATTATGATGAATATAGAAATTTAATTTCTATGAAGTGGACTGATGGAAGGGTTAATCCAAAATCTTATAATAGACCACAGAAAAAAAGTAAAAAGTGATGGGAAAGCATTATCTATTAAATCTATATGGATGTTCATTCATTCTTTTGAATGATGAACGCTGTCTTATAGATCTTTTAGAGAATGCTGCAGCAGCAAGTGGAGCTACAGTGATTCAAACTATCTCAAAAAAGTTTGAACCACAAGGAGTTACTGTAATCTGTTTGTTGGCTGAGAGTCATATAAGCATTCATACATGGCCAGAGCACGGAAGAGCTGCAGTAGATGTTTATACTTGTGGTGATTGTAATCCTAAAATTGGGTGTGATATAATTATACAGCAACTATATGCATCTAATCATACTTTGAGTTATATAGAGAGAAGTTGACTTTCTCTCTTTTTTTATGTAAAATTTCAAAGATAATGTTTAATCAAATGGATAAAGAAAAAGTTAAACTTATAGTTAAAAACATGGAGTTATTGGTTGATGCTCTTAAAAAAGAATTAAATGAAGTTAATTCTTTTGAGGAAGAAGTGATGGGTCTGCCATTTGAAGGAGATTATGATGAGGTGTTTTCTGAATGAGGCTTAAAAGAATGTTGAAATTGCTTAAGGAAGCAACAAAAAATCAATCCAAGTTATATACACCAGCAGAATTAGATTATATGAATCATCAACTTCAAGTAATTGAAGATGAGATACTTAGAGTTGAACATAAAAATTACAAAGGATTTGGAAAAAAATGACTGTAAAACTTATTAGTGTGACCCCAGATGCAGAAAAAACAATGGCATATATTGCTAGAGTTTCTAATCCTGCGAATCAAGACAACGAAAACTATTCCAAGTTGCTTGCTTATTGTATTAAGCATAATCATTGGTCTGTGTTTGAGCAGTCTTCTATGACTCTTGAGATTGAAACAAATCGTGGTATTGCAGCACAGATACTTCGTCATAGGTCCTTCACATTTCAAGAGTTTTCCCAGCGTTATGCTGACACAAACTTGATTACTGAGAACATTCCTATTCCTGATCTTCGTAAACAAGATACCAAGAATCGTCAAAACTCTACAGATGATCTTGGTGACTATGTAAAATTAAAGTTTCAAGCAGAGATTGCTCAACTGTTTACCCACTCTAATAACCTCTACAAGAGGATGTTGGAGGCAGGTGTAGCAAAAGAGTGTGCAAGGTTTGTTCTGCCCCTAGCAACCCCCACACGCATCTATATGACAGGATCTTGCAGGTCATGGATACACTATATTAATCTTCGTTCTGCAAATGGAACTCAAAAAGAACATATGGATATTGCAAAAGCATGTAAGTGTGTTTTTATTTGTCAGTTTCCTTCTGTATCTCAAGCTCTTGGGTGGAGTGAAGAAAATTGCCCAGAGTGCTCTGATGCTTCATCTATCACATTAGAATAAATATTTTTGTATATTATTACAACGAATGGCAATTTATCCAATTATTCATAAAGAAACAGGTGAAAAAAAAGTAATTGAAATGAGTGTTCATGATATTACCCAATGGTATGAAAACAATCCTGAGTGGAGGAGGGATTGGTCTGAAGGATGTGCAAGTCCTGGAGAAGTTGGTGATTGGAAAAATAAATTAATCAGTAAAAATCCAGGTTGGAATGATGTGCTTGAAAAAGCATCTAAAGCTCCAGGTTCACGTGTAACTAAAATCTAATGGCAAGAAACAGAAGAAGAAACACAGGAGATTCTCCTATTGGAATTGGCACAACTGTAAGAAATAAAAAGAAAAGAAAGGCAATTAATGCAGATTCTTTACTTGACATTCAACCATTAACTAAAAATCAAACCATCTTATTTGATGCCTATGATTTAGATAAACATCTTTTTGTTTATGGTTGCGCAGGAACAGGTAAAACATTTTGTGCATTATACTTGGCACTTAAAGATGTTCTTGATGAATTAACTCCATATGATAGAATTGTAATTGTTAGATCATTGGTAGCTACAAGGGAAATTGGATTTCTTCCAGGAGATCATGAAGATAAATCTTCATTGTATCAAATTCCTTATAAAAACATGGTCAAATACATGTTTGAATGTAATAGTGATGCAGAGTTTGAGATGCTCTATGGAAATCTTAAAGCACAAGAAACAATTAAATTTTGGAGCACATCATTTATTAGAGGAACCACATTAGATAATTCTATTATTATTGTTGATGAATGTCAAAACTTGAACTTCCATGAACTTGATAGTATAATCACAAGAGTAGGAGATAACTCCAAGATTATGTTCTGTGGTGATGCCACACAATCAGACCTTACAAGAAGTAATGAAAGGGATGGTATTTTAAATTTCATGAAGATCATTCAAAGAATGCCAGAGTTTGAATCTATTGAGTTTGGTGTTGAAGATATTGTAAGATCTGGTCTTGTCAAATCCTACATTGTAAATAAAATAGCAGCAGGTTTTTGATGTTCAATCATGTTGATATGAATCTTCCCAAACTTGAAAGGGAAGAAATTGATGGAGTAAGATATTACAAAATACCTGGGGAGGACAACCTCTCCAGGTTAGTTTCTATTACATCAGTTACAAGTTTCCATAACAGACACATCTTTGAACAGTGGCGAAAAAAGGTGGGGGAAGAGGAAGCAAATAAAATAAATAAACAGGCAACTAGTCGTGGGACAGATTTACACTCTTTAGTTGAGAATTATCTTTATAACAACACAGAAGTACCAAAAGTTCAACCACTTTCTCAATTTTTGTTTAAAATTGCAAAAAGTAAACTAGATAATATTGATAACATTCATGCACTTGAGAGTTCACTGTACAGTAAAGTTCTTGGAATTGCTGGAACTGTAGATTGTATTGCAGAGTATAATGGTGAACTAGCAGTTATAGATTTTAAAACTTCAAAGAAACCAAAACCCAAAGAGTGGGTTGAACATTACTTTGTTCAGTGTGCTGCTTATGCTTGTATGTTCTATGAGATTACAGGTGTTGCAGTTAAAAAATTAGTCATCCTTATGGCTTGTGAAGATGGGGATTGCGTTGTTTATGAAGAGTATGATAAAATGAAGTATATTAAGTTACTTAATGGGTACATTAAAGAGTTTATTCAATCTAAATTAAAAGAATATGGAAGATAAATTAAAAAGTGCATTAGATCTCAAATTTCTTTGTCCAACAAAGTTCTCTCAAATTATAGAAGAACTTGTTAAGACTAATGTAGAAATGAATTATATTGATGCTATTGTTTATTACTGCGAAGAGAATGGTCTTGAGGTTGATTCAGTTGCTAAACTAATTAGTAAACCACTGAAAGAAAAACTCAAATGTGATGCTATTAACTTAAACTTTTTGAAACGAACATCCAGAGCTAAACTTTTGATATGACACCATTTGATGCTTATAAAACTTACCTTGCACTCAAGAATCATTTCAGTAAACCAAAGTATGATTATTTTAAATATGCAGGTAAGTCAAGAGCATCAGTAGAATCATTCAATAAGCGTAAAGATAAGTATTGGTTTGAAAGAATTAGTAGACAAAAGAATGATGAGGAAATTAAATCATTCTATATTTCTAATCTAGTTTATTATGACAATCCAGCAAATATTTGGATTGGTGAAATGATCAGAGAGGGTGAGAATACATATCAACAGTGGGTGAAAAGACAGCAAAGTCTAAAGTATCTTTTCACACAAGAATCTCAAGATATGTTATCTGAAGGCAACTTGGATGAGGTTCTTGATGCTTCAAAGCAACATCCAATCATTCTAAAAAAATTCCTGAGCGGGAAGATTAGTATAGAAACCTTTACCATTTATGATAAAATATTCCTGTTCAGGAATAATTTTGATAAAAAACTTTTAGATCCTGTATGGGAAATAGTGTCACTAAAGATACAAAAATATTCTCCATTCCTAAATATTGATATACAGGATTATAAAAAAATCTTGAGAAACATTGTAGAGGGGTAATATGGCCTTCTTCGATT